ATAGTTCTATCTTGTTCTCTTGGAAAAAGTCTTTCAATATGTTCTTCAAAATAAGTTAAAGTTTTCTTAAACACATCAGAAGATGGATTCTTTTTTATCTTTTCATCATCCTGCCCATGACCATATAAAACATCAATATCATCATGAATCTTCATCTTCTTGTAGTTAGCGTTGTTATTTAAGATAAGATAGTTTTTTGCTACTACAGAGAAATAACTAAATGCTTTACTTCCTTTAGTCTCATCAAACTTGTGCATGTTGAGAACAAGATTAGATACAACTTCTTCTTGTAAGTCTCTAAATCCATAACTAAAGTAACTAAACTTAAAAGTGTTAATTATATTTTCTGCTAACTTAAGAAACGCTGCATGTATTTCTTCAGTATAAATTTTATTTCGTTCTATAGGATCTTCACTATGATTGTATCTGATTATAGCATCATGTACAGGCGTACCAAAATAAACTTTACTTTTCTTCTTTCTCTTTTTCATTTTCTTCAACCTCGGTTTCAAATAAATTATCTAAGTCTTGTCCAAGTTGTTTTATCTCTTGAAAGAAAAAACCAACTTCATCATCGGATTCAAATGTACCTTTATTGTCTATTACTTTAAGTTGAAGTTTTATTGATTCTATTGTGTTATTTATGTTTAGTATGATGTTTTCATAAGTATTGATACGGCGTAATGCATAAAAAGTCACTATCCCTAAAAAGGTAGCGACAATTCCTAGTATGATTGTAATAATTAAATGTAACAATTAAGACTCTATCACTTCTATAATGATTTCGTTTTGGTCTTCTTCATGATGTGTGTCTATTTCCAATAACAAATTTTTTAAATCTTCTAAGAAGATTATCATTTCGCTATTCATTAAGCATCTCCTACTATCTGAGTTAATAAGTCAAGAACTTCATCGTCACTTAATTCGTCAAGTTCTGCTATATGTTTATCCAATGTAGAAACCAAATCTTTCATATGTCCGTTTTGATATTGTTCCATAGTCTTACTATACAACTCTGGATTCTCTATCTCTAGTACATCAAGTATCTGATTTATTAAATCATTAGCATCTGTAAGATTCTTACGAACCTTGTAAAACATTTCTTTATGTTTAGATTGCTCTACTTCTAATGTATCTAACTTACCAAGTATGAAAGATAATACTTTAATGATTTGTTCGTTTTGTTCTTTCTGTTCCATATACTCATAAATATTGTACCAATCAACCAAATCACTTATATTTAAGTATTAAGATTTTAAATTTATTTTAACTCTTTTGTTAACTTTGTAATTTTCACTTAAAGGTGATAATTTATCTAAACCCTTTAACTGCTTTTTATCATCATCACTTAACATAAATTGAGTAATATCTATTTCTTTATTTTTAATTTTCATATCTATATTTATTTAAATTTTAGAGGCATAGAAGAAAGGAAGAAAGAACTATGCCCCTAGAGAACCTCTTAAATTGAGATTCAAATTCTTTGAGAACGATAACCTATTTAAGTTTCCTTATTAT